CCAACTAACTGTGGCATACCCCAACCGATTCGCTCAGTATTTATAAACCAAGCCCCCACACACAAACAATCGGACACTCTCTAGCACCGCGAAGATGGATCATAAGGTGGTTAGGAAATGCTTCGATAGTGACGATGTGGTTTTCAACAGCGTGCTCGTCAAATTCTTCTAGGTTGAGGGTCGTGGCACATATGGACTGGAGCATGGTTTCGCGTAGATTATGCCCACCGCAAGGGTTTCCCTGCCCCTTGCAGGCGCTCCAGCAGCGCCAATAGTGGTAATAGTTTCCTGAAGCATATCGGCGGGTTTTCCGTTGATAGTTACGCCCGCATGTCCCGCAGCGAATACGGCCTGTAAACACTCCGGTGTTAAGCGATGGTGTCGCGGCAGGTCCGATCTGGCGGCGGCGAGCAATTTCTTGTTGTACCTTGTCGAAAAGGGCTGGTTCGATGATTACTGGCAGTGCCTGTTCAACCCAATATTTTGTCAGAACCCCATCGTTGGGAGTGCGGGAGGTGGATCTGATGGTCTTGTTGAAGGTCTTCTGTAATAACTGGCATCCCTTATAACGCTCATTTTCAAGCATCCGACGAAGCACTGACCCGTGAAACAAACCACCGCCACGAGAGCGCAAACCCTCACTGTTTAGCTGATTAGCCGTCTTTTCAGGGCTAATCCCTGCTAGATAATTGGAAAATAATCGCTGCACGATCTGGGCTTCATCATGATTGATAACGAACTTACCTTGTGTCCAAACATATCCATAGATAAAGAACGAATTAGTGCCACCATCCTTATAGCGATTACGGATAGCCCATTTCACGTTCGCTGATAGTGAGGCTGATTCTTCTTGAGCAAACGAGGCCAGCAGCGTCAAGAGCAGCTCACCATCATTGGTGGAGGTATCGATGTTTTCGCGTTCGAAACGAATAGAAACATTGAGGTTTTTAAGGTCTCGCACTATCTGCAACAGGTCAACAGTGTTACGGGCAAGCCTGGAAATCGATTTACACAACACAATATCCACACCGCCACCATGAGCTAGCGCCATGAGGTCAGCTAGTCCTTGACGACCACGCATTTTCGTTCCTGTGGTTCCCTCGTCGATAAACACGCCTGCATAGTCCCATCCGGGTGTGGACTGGATCAGGCGCGAGTAATAAGAAACTTGCGCCGATATTGAGGAGAGTTGGCGGCAGGTACTGGTAGAAACCCGCGCGTATGCCGCGACTTTCACTAGTTTTGGTCTGGAAACAGGTAGCCGTGTTATCTGCTTGATTTTTGCCACTATTCCTCCTCGTCTCACCTGATTAGCCTCATGTCTATACACGCTCTAAACGCCTGATTTATCCAGTTAGAACCCTAAGGGTGCGTGGCTGATAAACCGGGCAGTAAACAGCAGATAGATCCGCGTATAGGTCGGCGTGTTCGCTGGTCGTAATTATTCCGCTAGCTTCAAGGGCTGCCAGTATCTCGGTCTCGCGAATAAAGCCGAGTTCGCGAGCAAATATCGCGTTGTCTGATAGTTGGTCAACCAAGGGTGGGGGTGGGCTCATTTGCGTCCACCTTTAGTGCCGAAACGAGCCCGGATATAACAAGCGTGCGTGCAATATTGTTGGCCGGGCTTATCGAATGCGTTGAAGGTTTGCCCGCATCCTTGACAGGTTTTTGTTCGGTGCAGACCTGATCGCCAGGATTCGTGCCTGCACGCGCCGCTACAAAACCTGGCACGCGGATCAATACTTGTTAATGCGCGCCCGCACCATGAGCAAACCCGCTCCATGATTGGTGGTGCTGCAGCTTCGAGGCCGTGTTTGACGCAATAGGTGCGCACCTGGTCGCGTGATAGCCCGCAATACTCCGAAATCTTCTTATAACCCCACCCGCAGGCTCGAAGATTAGCGATGCGTTGTTGGTCTAGTTGGTTCAAAGAAACTCACCATCCTTTCAACCAACTGCCGACCATCAGATGTTTGTTAAATCCGAAATCACCCTAAAAATGACAAAAAGCCCCGCTATCACCTCAAATGTGAGGCGGTAGCGGGGCTATTTAGCTGAGGATGAATAGGTGGGTGAAGTGTTAGCAGCCGAGCTTTTGGTTTACTCGGGCTTGTACCTGGTTGTAAAGATTTCCCAGGCGTGCCCGGCGGGTAGCGCCGTTGCCGTAGTCTCCTCGAATCACGGCGTCTGCCAAGGCATCGATATTTGGTGCGGCCGGCGCAGATTTTGCTCCGAGTTTTTCGTTGACTCTGCGTTGCACAGCGTCGTAGAGGCTACCTAGGCGTGCGCGTCGCTGGTCTCCGTTGCCGTATTCGCCGCGGATAACTGCGTTGGCTAGTGCTTCAATATCTGGTTTACCGGCAGATGATGCCTGGGGTTTGTTTCCGCTGATTTGGTCGTACCAGTAGATGGCTCTTGCCATGTAGGTTGCGTGTTGGGATCCGGCTATGGAGGCGGGGCATTCGGTTGCGGAAAAATCGCGGTGTCCGAATATGTTTTTGCCCCAGCAGGGTCGGCCTAGCTTGTAGTAGTGACACAGGGCGGCGAGAAGGTGTGCCCCGTTTTCTAGGCAAGCATCGGAGATACGGTAGGGGTGGGTGGATGCGTCTGCGTGTTCGATTCCAATCGAGGTGGTGTTGGCTACCCAATTTCCCGCGTGCCAGGCAGTGTCCCGGTCCCAGACGAGTTGGCCGATACGGCCACTGGTTTCTACTTGGTAGTGCGCGGAGGCGGGTCGGGTTTGCCATACGTTCCAGCATCCTTGTATGGAAAGGTTGCCATCGTTGTGGTGCAGGATTATTTTGTTGATGGATCGGCCTTGTCTGCCTTTGGTGAAGTGTTTGTTCATTAGCAGGTTCAGGTCAGCTTCTAGAGTGTTCCAGTTCTTCATTTTGGGTTCTCCGTTTCTTTGTTGGTTGGTTTAGCCGGTGGCCAGGATAAAAAGTGCGATCAGGTAGATAAGCGGGGTCAGTATCCATGAAAGGAATATGGCGAAAAGGAGCCAGATCCCGGCGGTAAGTAGCGTTAAGACTGCTAGGAGTGCCAAGAATTTAAGAATTGTTTTCATGCAGGTTTTCATGGCTTTTCTGTTTCGTCGGGGAGGGCGTGTTGGGGCAGATATTTGCCCGGGCTGGTCTGGCCTGCGTGGGGGATGGGTGGGGAGTATTTATCTGGATTGCTCGCCTTAGCCGGTGGTGTTGAGCTGGTTTTTAAGGCGGGCTGGTTTTGACCGGTTTGCTTGATTGTGTCTAATGCTTGTTTTAGTCCGCCCGGGATCGGCAGGCCTAACAGTGCAGCGTTTTCCAGGACGGAGATGCCCTCGTTGGATAGGTAGAAGAAGATGGTGGCGGTGCGTAGCACTCCGGGGGTGCCAAGAATATGCACGTCCAATAAGTGGGCTAGTCCGATGAGGGCGAAGATTAGGATTTTGCGGGCGATACCGCGAAACCCTACCGAGCTGGATAGTTTGTGGGCGTTGATTGCGGCTAGTATTCCGGTGGCGTAGTCGATGATGGTAAAGGCTACGATCGCGTAGAGCAGGGAGTCGGTTCCACCGAGAAAGGCTCCTAGCCAAGCACCTATAGCGGTAATGGCGCCTTGGAATAGCATCCAAATGGTTTTGATAGACAAAATTCTTGCTGTCCTTTCAAAATAGTTAACGGGTTAGAGCAAGCGTGGGGGATTGCGGATATAGGAAATGCCTGCATAAGGCAGGCATTGAAACTTCAAACAAGGCGGCGCTATTCGGTTTGTATCTGGGAGCGCCTTAGGGCTTGCAGCGTGAGGCGGGTGATATCCATAGTGTTTTTCCTGGGTCCCACCATTACGGGATTGTCGGTGTTTTTTGTTTTTCCTGGCGGGGCTGGTTTCGGGTCAGAAGGGATCGGGATTATCGCTTGCTCAATCATGAGGTTTCTCCTTTGCTTATGGCTTGTTCTACTGCTTCGCTTAACGCGCAGAATGCTTCTGCTTGTTGCCCGGCTAGCTCGCCTTGGTAGGTTTCTATTAGGCTTTTTACTTCTTGGAGATGGTTTTGGTAGGTAGGCCCAGATACTTCGGCCAGGGAATCGAATAGGCTTTGACGGGCACTGAAGAATTCTGGGGCTTTTTCTGGGCATGCCAGGGAGAATGTTCCCCCAGCATCGATGCGGGGTTTGCCGTTTTCGTTTAGGGAGGCGTATTGGGTTACCAGTTCGTATTCGTCATCGCTAAAACGCTTGGTGGCCTGTCGTACGAGGTCTAGCAGTTTGGTTCTAGCTCTAGAAGGGCCAGGTTTAAGACTCATAGCGGCTAATAGTTCTGTTAGTCCGGTTAGATGCTTGTTAGCTATCCAAATTTTCATGACGTATTCCTTTCTTGAATACAGCCTGGTTTAGGCAGTGTTGGTAGACATTGGTTGATACCCGGTGTTATGGAAGTAGGTCCAGGAGATGGTGCCATCGGCTTTGGAGGTTATGGTGCTGATCCATCCCTGGTTAAGCAGCCCGATGAGCCCGTTTACCCGGATCATAAGGTCTGAGAGCCGGTCGAAAAGTCGGGTCATGTTATAGAACGTGCCGTTGGTGACGATCATGACGTCATAGGTGTGGAATACAACTTTGGCTAGCTTAGTCGGCCCGACCCATCCTGGATGCGTGCCCCTATCTGTTAGTACACAATCTTCCAAGGTGACTGATCTGTTTTCGGTGGTATAGAACTTGTAACCATTCGTGCGCAGATCAGCCCCAAGGTGGATGCCAGCCGAATCATAAAACCTTCCCTTTGGGTCTAGGGTCAAACACGTGAAATAGTCCCCGTTTGGAGCGTCTTGGTAGGTCCAGGCAACATAGTCACCCTCGTTGGCTAGCGACGTGGAGATACCTTCTATTTCCTCATGATCCTTTTTATGGCCCCTGCCTAGCTGTCCGATATATCGATTCCCGTACCAAAACTGCATCCCGGTACTAGCGATTTTTCCTTCCAGTTCCGAACCGTTATACCAAGAGATCTGGGTGGGGTTGATGCGAATATTACTTGTCCACCCGGCAAGACCAACTTGGATAGCGTTAGCGGAAAGCTTATCTGCCGTAATGGATGCCGCTGCGATCCGGTTGGCATCAAGCAGACCAGTGGTGATCTTGCTGGCATCTATGTAAGCAATCTTCGCTGAAGTTATTGCAGCGTCGCTAATCATTGCTGTTTGGATGTATCCGTTAGCAATCGTGAGCTTATCGCTAGTGATGCTCCCGGCGGCAATCCGCGCGGACGCTAGGGTACCGGTGGTTATTTTATCGGCGGACAGCTGAGAGATTTTAGCGTTAGTGATAGCCGCATCGGCAATCATTGCGGTACCGATTACGGCGTCATCTATTGAGGTTTGCCCACTGATGTGTACTTTTGCTGCATCAATCAGCACGGTTTCATTCGACAGATTGATTTGGGTAATAATCTCGGCTCTTTTAACTCTCAGGTTCACGTTGTCTGAAACCATCGTCAAGGAGGCGTTAATGTTTTTGGTTTCATCTGCTACCTGCACTTTGAACGCTTCTAGAGCATTTTGGGTACTGGTAGCGTCCTGGAGAGCTTTTTCGGCTTGAGCTTTTGCAGTCGCTGTATCGGTACTGGTTTTTACTAGCTCGCCTTGGGTTTGTTTAAGGCTTGCTTGGACTTGCTCAACGCTAGCGTTTGCTTGCGCTATCTGGGTTTTAGCTGCTTGCAGGTTCGCCGCCAGTTGAGCCGCGTTCAAATCGGTGGCAAGACTGACCCACCTAGGCTGACCAGTATCAGTAACGCGGTAGATCCAGATTCCTACTTGCTCACCATTGTCTTTAAACCACACATCCCCCAGCCGCGCAGATACCGGTTGGGTGGTGCCGTAGTGGTTGGTGTTTTTCCCGTCCGCGCTAGCTAGCGCAATACTTGCCACCTGCTGGGCTTGGATAGCCTCGGCGCGGGCAGCGGTGATGGTGTGGGTGATGTCAGTGAACTTCCCAGCAGCACTGCCCAGCTCAATCGAAATGTATTCACCTGCGAGTGGGTCGAAGTCATAGCTGACTACTCTCGCAGTCAGCGCGACACCCAGGTCATCGTGGCGAACTGTGACTGTGTCACCAAGCAGGACGGTTTCGAGGTTGCGCAGATCAGAGTATTCGCGGGTGCTGGCGAGGTCAACGAACGACACCTTATAGGAGCACGCCGGCTGATCGACGTGGTGGAGGGCGTATTCTGCTTTGGCTAATTCACGTAGCCTCGCGTGTGCTTGCTCTAGGGGAAGTTCATCCTCACGCGGTTTGTCCGTATCCTTAATGGCTTTTACTTGCCCATAACGGATGACCTTGATACGCGGCGCAACATAATCACCGATTCGTGGGGAATCCACGTACAGTTCAGGTAGGAGCAGACCGTCGTAACCAACCGGCAAAATCCGAGTAGCTATCGTGGTGTAGTCCAGGCTTGATTCGTATCCGGACAGGTTCTTACGATCCCGAATAACCACGCCACGATTAGCACCTATGCGGGGTGCGTGGTGGATGTGCCAGTTATCGAAAGTAAGCTCGCCGCCCCAACGGGAGATAAACGAATTGTCAGCATCATCTAGCAAGGCTGCGCTGAGTGGGGTTCTGACTATGCGGGCAGAGGATCGACTCGAGTTATCTGAACTGCTAGCGCTAAAACCGTGCGGGCTATTGGCTGCTCCTAGCAGCTGATCCAGGGCGGCTTTAGCGGTTTTGTTTACCACATAGGTGTCAGCGATAAGGTTGGCAGAAAGGTCATAAAACACGTGATGGGCAACTACTTCGAGTATCCCGTCAAGGCTGGTGGTGACCTCGCTGATACGAAATCCTTGCCGGACGTTTATTCCTGGAACCGGGGCGGCCACGATGTTTTCTATTACCAACAGGTTCGCTGCTGGCCCATCAAAGGGGTAGGAAAATGTTAGGGAAAACTTGCCGTTTAGTTCCTGAGTGACCATCGGGTCGATAAGGTGGCGATCTAGCACCGCTAACCCGCTGGCAGTAAAATCCCTAGCGCTACGATCGTGAATCGTAATCATGGGTTAGTCCTTTCTACAAGGTACGCCAGTTACCTTGGGCTTCGATTCTTGAAATACCTGTGCCCAGCTCGATGTGGTTAGCACCAGGGCAAAGTTGCGGGAAGGGCCCTGAAATCCCGTCGGTTTGGGTTTTACCTGCAACGTGGGTTACAAGCCGGGCAGTATCGATAGTTAATTGCCCGCTAGGAGCAGAAACTATCAAAGCAGTATCGTTTATTTTTAGTTCCAACTCCCCGGTACCAAAAACAGTTATTACCGGATCGGAAGCTAAAAGACCAGGATTAGTAATCGTGCCCGAACCGCTCAAAGTAATGCGTTTAAGCCCGGTTTCCAGGTAGGTAAACGGCTGGCAGCAAAGCTCGGCTTCAAACATTACCCAAGTGGCCAGCGAAGGCACTGCTGGTGATATTTTGACGTGTTTAAGATACCTGAACATGCCAGGCTCACCGCTAAACCCAATCGTGTGGGCCCCAGTCAGCGCGTGAGCGGCTTTGCGGAATGCTTCCAGCCCGCCACGCACCGCTAGTTTCAAAGTTATTTCACTGTCTTGCCACCCTTTAAAGCGGGTAAGGCTGCCGGCTCGTCCTGACACCTCAATATCATCTATGCCCATGGCGGCTGCTGGGATTTCTACGGGTGCGCAAAAACGGATACCCAGGCTTTTAGAGCTAACCTTATGGTCGAGAACAAACCCGTACATTGGTTTACACCCCCGCAGCTAGCAGATTGGCTCGCCGAGATAGCCGTGATAGTTGCTGATCAATTTTGGGTGCGAGTTTGCCGACCAGCGTCCCATCACTTAAAACAACCTTGATATCCAAACCCTTAAGAATTCGGGCAGCTGTAGCATCTGCTACCCCTTGAACATCAACGCCGTGAGTTTTAGTTTCCTTTTCAGTTTGCGATGTTTGCTTAACTGAGGCAGGGGTCAGATCGGTACTTGGCAATGACAAATCCTTACTGACCTTGATAGGTACGTTAACCCCGTTAGTTAACTCGCCCATAGCGTCCATGGTGTCTTTTGCCATCTTCGCTGCCGCATCGGCGGCCTTATGGCCGCGCGTGGTTATTGCTCCGGCTAGACCAGCAACTAGCATGTCGCCAACCCACGCCATTTGTTTAGAAGGAGAATGGATACCGAAAAATCCGAGAATCCCATTCCAGATTGAAGACACCCAGTTAGCGACCCGGTTCCACAACCAGCCCGCTAGTGACTGAATACCCTGCCATAACCCAGAAACTAGGGATGCTCCAGCTGAGATCATCTGTCCGACCCCGCCCATCACTGCTCGAACAATGCCGTAAATAATCCTCGGGATAGCCGAAACTATAGTGCCGATAATGGTCGGTAAAGCCCGAATGAGGCTGGTTAATAGTTGGATGCCAGCTTGTACAAGAAGGGGGATAGCCCCACCGATAGCAGACAATATGGCGCAGATGATTTGAGGCAGAGCCGCCACAATCGCGTTAATAATAGTTGGTAACGCCCCTATAAGAGCCGTCAATAGTTGCACGCCCGCGTTAATCAACTGGGGGATTGCCTGGATGATCGCGTTAAGGATAGCGGTAATAATCAACGGTAAAGCCCCGGTGATAGCGGTAATAATTTCAGGCAAGGCACCAACCAGCGCGGTTAACAGCTGGATACCAGCTTCGATAATCTGGGGGACGGCTCCGATTACGAAAGAAATAATCGCACCAATCAACTCCGGCAGAGCCTCAACAAGCACCGGGATAGCCGCAATCAAACCCTGGGCAAGACCAATAATTAACTGCAGGGCTGCATCCAAAATGAGTGGCAAATTATCGATGAGCCCCTGGATCATGGTCATCAGCATTTCTACCGCCGCCGGGATCAGTTCCGGTAGAGCCTGGCCGATACCAGCTACCAAGGTGGCGATAATCTGGACCGCTGCCTCCAACAGGCTCGGAAGTGCCTCAATAATCGCTTCCACCAATGCCACAATCAACGTCACGGCAGTTTCTGCCAAGGAAGGCAGAACAGCGATAATGCCCTCCAACAAAGAGGTGAGGATACTCATCCCGGTATCTACCACTTGCGGGAGCTGGCTAGAAATAAACTCCAGGGCTTCCTTCAAGATTTCTCCGAGGGTGTCGATAAAGGCCGGTGCGCCCCCGGTCTCGAACGCGTCGGTGAGTTCGTCGACCCAACCATTAACCATCGGCATCACCGTGCCAGCCAAAGCCGTGGTCAAACCTCCGGCAAGTAGGCCTTTAAGGTTATCGACCCCGTCTTTTAGCGTAGCTAGTTGGCCGGAGAAGGTTTTGGATTGGGCATCCATCGCCCCATAAAACCGGCCACCCTCACTTGTGGCACTAGCAAACGCATCCGCAACCATATCCGCACTGATCGCGCCCTTAGCCATTTCTTCTTTGAGCTCACCGATACTTTTACCGGTCTTTCGGGAAATCTCCTCTAAAGGGTTGAAGCCGGCGTTAATCATCTGGTTCAAATCCTGACCAGTAAGCTTGCCAGTAGAGCTCATTTGAGCAAACGCCAACGTGAGGGATTCGAACTTTCCAGCATCCCCCTGGCTGATATCACCTAACTGTTTGAGGCGTACCTGGGATTCTTCAGCGCTCATGCCGAACCCCATCAACGTTTGGGTGGCCTTGGCTAGATCCTCCATCCCAAACGGAGTACGAGCCGCTTCCAACTTGAGGTTATTAACCAGTTTCTGAGCCTTGGCTTGATCACCCAGCATCGTAGTAAACGAGGTAGTGTATTGCTCCATCCGGGCGTTATAGTCCAAACCATCCTTCATCGCTGAGCCGAAGCCTTTAGCGATACCCGCGATGGCGTGCCCGATAGCTTTAACACCGCCAATGATCGCCTCGGCCGCCAGGCTGGCTTTAAGCACGTCACCAAAAATGCGGGTCTTCGAACTGGTACCATCCATCTGCGAACCCAGCTCATCTACAGCATTTTCTAGGTGTCCGGTGTCCTTAGCTGCAGTTTTCGCATCATCACCCGCACCGTCAGCCTCATCGCCAAACTTGGAAAGAGCAGAATTATTCTCTTTAAGCTCACCCTCAAGACCATTCAAAGTCGCCTGGGCATTATTGAGCTGAATCTGCCAATTCTTCGTCCGAGAATCGTTGTCACCAAACGAAGCCGCAGCATTATCCAACGCAGCCTTGAGAGTTTCGACTTTGGAGCGCTGCGCCTCAATCTCCTTGGCCAGCACCTGATTTTTGGCCGTCAAAGACGAAACCGAGACCTCGTTCTTATCAAAGGCTGACGCAGCCAGCTTCATCTCCGAACCGAGTACCCGCATCTCACGATTAATATCCGTGATCGCGCGCTTAAACTCCCGCTCACCCTCAAGGCCAATCTTCAAACCAAAAGAGCTATCAGCCATGTGTGGTGTCCTTTTGCATAGGTTGGCCAAGGGGTGGTCGGTTGTGGGAAAATGAGTTGGTGAGTACTGATTGGCGCGGGCAAGTGGTTGATGCGTTGTCTGATGCCCGAATGGCGCCTTATCTTGAGCGGTGTGCGGGTAACCAGAAGAGGGCGCTTCAGCTTTATCAATGGCACGGCGAACTCACCGCTAGTGTTCAGGCCGTGCTCGGTAACACTGAAGTAATACTGCGCAACGCCATCGACGCGCGGCTACAAACCTGGAATACAGCCAACCTTCCAGGAGCCACGAGTTGGCTGCTCGACGAGCCAGCCGCTCCGCTAAGAAGCCTTAGCGCGGCCAAACGTAAAGATGCACTGCGGCGGGCAGAGAAGCAAGCGACCGCCAGACCTGCAGACCACCGCCGCTACAATCAGCCAGTCAGTCATGATGACGTGTTAGCGCAAATCATGTTCGGCATGTGGCGTGACCTGTTGCCCAATCATCTGCCCGATGCCAACCCTGAAACCAGGGAAAACCATAATCGGATGCGCCTATGGGACGAGGCTCTGCGCAACGCTTTCCCAAATGCCGAAGACCCTGACGGACAACTAACCTTTTGGAGAGTCGCGCACCTGCATCGCTTGCGTAACCGGGTCTCACACGTAGAACCGCTACTGGACATGGATGTTCGCGCGCATATTCAAGAGGCGTTTGATCTCGTCACTTCTATCAACCCGACAGTTGCCCAATGGCTCACCGGCACCTCGCAGGTCAGCGCAGTACTTAGACGAAAACCCGCCACTGCATAATGAAAGAAGAGCCTAGCGGCGCCTACGTCCACCAGACTCTCCTAAGACATGATGGGAGACCTTGTTCCCACCTTCTTCATCACCCAGCCTACCACAAGCAACCCTTAAATACCCTCTGGGACCACATCATCAATAAACCACTGGCGTTTCGCTTCAGCCCGGCCGGTCTCAATCAGCCAACAATCCACCAAGTCCAGTAGCTGTCCGAACACCATCAGTTCGATCTCTGCTTGGGTGAGGCCCAGGTGGGCGAGCCCGATATAGGTTAGGCGGGTAAAGATTGCCTCGTCGCTATCTATTAGGTGTCCTTTTTCTTGGTTTGTCCTTTTGGGTCTGGGGTCTCGGTCATGATTGCTCGCCGGGTGCCGCGCTGTAATGCCTGGGCGATAGCCTCTCGATAGTCAGCTAAATCTGCAGGCACAGTTAGTAACTCCACTGCTTCTGCGGTTAGCTCTGGGCGCTTATCGTCTGGATGGGTGAGGTTGTGTATTTGTACGGACTGGTTAGCGAGCAGGGCGATGAGCCAGATTACCTCACCGAGTGACTTATCCATATCTTCGCTAGTTTCCAGGGCTTGACCTAAATGTTCTAGCCCTCCGTAACGTTGAGCTATCAGGCGGGTCGCGCGGGTAGTGAGGACGAGTTCGTATTCTTGACCTGCGATAGTGATTGTCGCGCTTTTTAAAGTGGGGCTATCGGCCGGGTTTGTTTGGGTTTTCGCTGTCATGGCTTTCCTGCTGTTCTAGTTGTTTGTCGGTTTGATGCTGGTTGTAGCGGCAGGCTCATACACCTGCCTGTACCAGCTGGAGATCGTCTCAGCTTTCACGCCGGTGGCTCCTTCGGTGACTTCGGCTTTCCATGGGTGCTTGCCGGTAGCGTCTGGTTTGTTACGCCGCAGGATTGTTCCCTCAATACTTGGGGTAGAGAACGTGATCGAGTCTGCCTTGGTTGCCAGCGTGGTTCCCGGCAGAGCAAATTTGACGCGGTACAACCAAAAATACTGGTATTTACCGTTAGAGCGTGCAGCTCTAAAACCGATAGCCACGGGTGCGCCACCATCCTCAGAAGTACTGATAAGTACCCCGTTGGCGTCCAGTCTCGCACCAGTTAAGGCAGCTGCCGCCTCAGCCCCGAGATCATCAACCCCAAGAGTGAGCGTTCCAGATTTGAATTCCTTGACAATCTCGGATGCCCCGTCATCGGCATACAAAATCGCCTCAGCCACCTCCACAGACAATTCTGCAGATATTGCTTTAGCGAGCGGTTTAGGAACGGCATAAGTTTCCTCACCGCTGGTAGGATCTTCGCTAATGCTCGCGTAGTAGAGCTTGTCTAAACCAATAGTTGCCATGATGTTTCTCCTTTTGGGTAGTAATTTTCGTTAGATGTCATCGACAGATAAAATTGGGGCATGAGAGAGAAAACGCGATGCTTGACCTATGCGGTGTTCGGGATTTATCTGCTCTTGTTGTTGTGGATGGTGCTGTTCAAATTCGCCACCAGCGTTGACGACATACTGGACATGCGGCATGCGCGCTACTTAAATCTGATCCCATTTACAGATTCTGCGAATCTTTACGGGTCGAACTTCTTTGATGAGATCGTGGTCAACTTCCTTATTTTCATCCCGTTTGGCTTGTACATGAGGATGTTGTTGAAACGGCGCTCATGGTTAATTCAATTGCTCCCACCGTTTTTAGCAAGCGTGGCATTCGAGGTCGTTCAGTACGTTTTCGCTATTGGGGTCAGCGATATCACCGATGTCATAATGAACACTGCTGGAGCCGCTACTGGCTTAGTAGTTTTTGCTCTGCTAGCCAGATTCTGGCCTGAAAAGAGCGAAAAAGTCATTAACGTCATCGGGTTAGTCCTGGAGATCTTGTTCATCGGATTTTTGACTTTCCTCATCATTGCAAACTCTTAAGGACAGGCTCTAAAACTCGAAACATCGATGGAATAGTGGTGAAAACCGGTATCCGCCTCGTATCCGATATAGCGCCTGCCTGTGATAACCAGGCGAGCGCTGATTAGAGCTTTCGTGATCTGGTCTCTTAGTGCCAGGTAGTTGGTTTTTGTGAACAGGCTGATTCGGGCTTCTTCTATTTCGATACCGGGGGTGTTGTCGGCGAAGATCTCGAAAGAATCTGTTAACGGGGTGAAGACTAGATACGTGTCTGGGGCTGGGGAGGCGGTGTAGCAGCTGACTGCATAGGCGAGCCGAAGTTGTTTAGCGATGTGGCTTAGGTTTTCTAAAAGCCCGCTCATGGTTTCACCTGCTGGATTCGCGCGGCTAGGGTTTGTTTCATTGCGGTGATTGCGGCTTGCCTGGTTTGTGAACGCGTGGGAGCTAGAAACGGGCGAGCTGGTTGATTGCTTCTTCCGTGTTCGAGGACGTTAGCGATTAGTGCGTTAGGCCTACCATCGTCTCGGTTCTCGGCGAAACCAACTTTGACGTTATAGTCTCCGCGGCTATTGACTTTTACTGGCGCGGTTCCTAGCGCTTTGGCGAGCTGACCGGTAGAGCGGGAGGGCTGTTTCGTTGAGCTGCCGATTGCTGCAGAAAGGTTAGAGCGCATACGCGGCTCCACTATGTTAGCTCCGGCTTTAAGTACTTGCTCAGCGGAGTTATCAATGAGGCTGCTGGCTGAGTCGAGTGCGTCAATGAAATCGTTGGGAAGCTTGATTTGTACGCGAGCCATCAGGGTGCTCCTTCTGCTTCGGTGCGGTGAGCCAAAATCTCGACATAGCGGCCGAGGTATTCGACCGCATCAATAACGTACCTGCCACGTGCGGAGCTGATTTGCATCGCCTCGGTTATTTTTATGCCGGGTATTGCTCGAATCCTAAATAACAGGTCTGCTTTGGTGTAGGCGGCGCGGTTGACCCAAGCCGGTGAAGCGTGCCGCACTTCCATATATGCGCGCACCGAAGCAATAACCTCATCACCAGTAGTGGCGAACCCGGCAGCGTCTTTGCTAACGATTGGCTGTATTAGGTCGATGTGCTCGCTCATTTTTCCTAGCGTTGCCACAAGGCGTGCCTTTCTTTAGATTTTCCAGTCCCGATCCAGACGAAGCAGGGTGTTGACTGCGTTCCACACGGCGCGGGCAGCATCGGTTTTGTCTGCCCAAAACCCGGCGGTTGCTCCATCTCTGGATTCGTAGAAATGGGTGGCGAGCATGATAATGCCTTGCCGGGTTGCCTGCGACATGGGCTCCGTTTGGTAGTAGCCCTCGGGCAGATGTTGGTAAGCGGTTGCATAGGAGATGGCAGCCAAAACAAACGAGGCAATCAAAGAATCATCCTCGCTATGGTCGACCAGTAGATTCTGCTTGACTAAAGCCATGAGTTCGTCTGTTTTCATGGCTGCCACCTCCTAACTACTGTCTTGCTTTATCCGGCGTTCTTTTGGGTCAATACCTTGACGGCTTCAGGCAAAATCAACTTGCCATCAAGACGCTGAGAGGCGAGGAACCCGATCTGCCCAGTGGTGGCGAATAGTTCGTTTAGGCGTTTGAAGGAGCGGCCTTGCCGGTCAGCAATCCAATAGAAGCCAAGGTCACCGAACGCTACTGTGCGCGCCCCAGCTTTAAGCTCAGGCACAAACACGGAAGTGTGAACCGGCCGACCCAGGATCATGTCGGGAGTCCCAGCCGTGAGTGCTGGCTGCCACAGGTACTGCCCGTTACCGTCCTTGAGCTTGCGTATGGTCTTTACTGTTGCATCGTTCATCAGCCACACCGCACGCGCCCTGTACGGGGCACGCAGGCTGTAGTGCAGGTCGATGAGCTCGTCAGCGCTAATGTCGGTAGGCTTGGCGCTGGTCACGCCAGTTTCCGCTCCGCCGGTTGGGTTGAAGATACCGGTGGGTTTACCTTTACCATCGCCAACCAGGAAGGCTTCTTCTTCAGCAGCTCCAATACGGCGAGCAAACTCGCTCGCTAGGTATTGTTCAACGTTAAACGCTGCATCGTTGAGCAGTTCTTCGCTGATTTTGAGGAAGGTACCCAGCTTGAACGCCGACAGAGAGATTTGAGTGAAGGCTTCATCGGATTCGCTATATGGCTTGCCTTCATCCAGCCAGGTAGCGGTGCCATGGGTAGACACGACAGGGATCTTGCGATCCCCGCTAGTGGTCTGAATAACCTTGGCGAGGCTGCGCATGATGTTTTGGTCGGCTAAAGACTGCACTAGGGTGCGTTCGAACTCGTCAGGCACTAGGTATCCGCCCTCAGAATCCACCCCCTCGCTCAGTGCGTTCCTTACTTCCATGGGGGAGGTGTTAAGCCGCATCGCATCCCAAAACGCCCGCTTGTAAGAAGCTGTAGCACGGGCAGGCTTCGCCTTGCCCTCCTCATCAGGTCCAACGCCGGGGTTTGCCGTAATGGGGGCCCTGGTCGCCTGCGCGAGAGTAGCCTCCATGCGTTCGGCTCGCTCACTGCGAGCGATCTCGTGAGACAATGCCTCGAGCTCGGCCTCCATTTTCGCGTAAGTAGCGTCATCCTCGGCGTTCAGGCAGCCGGTCTCGGTGTTGCGGTGCTCATCAAGAAAAGCTTTCGCACGGTTCCAGGTTTCAGTGCGGCGGTCATAAAGGTCATTAACAGTAGTCATAATGGAATATTTCCTCTCTTAGTTAATGGGGTTGGTTGGTTAAATGGGCGTATAAATCAACAACCCGCCGACCACAAGAGGCAGCGGGCTTTAAACAAGGATGCTCACTTACAGGAGGCGGCGGCCCGGGAGGGGCAGCACTTTTACCGTGCATAGCTAATTGGGCAACAAGTTGTTGCTCTGAAACCTTTCTGGAAAACACCACGCCGCGCTCATTTTTCGCTCGCCCCGGTACTTTCTTACTCACCGATTCTTCATCCTCGCCATCACCAGGATCATCACCCTTGTCAGGATTTGTCTTGGTGGGTTCATCGTCTTTGTCTGGAGAAGGAGCCTGTTTACTGGTGAGGATTTCATTTGCGAACCCCAAGTCGATAGCAGCTGTCGCGTCCATCCATGTCTCGGCATCCATGAGCTTGGAAAGTTTCGCCCGGGACAGGCCAGTTTTTAGCTGGTAGGCGTTGATAATCGAGTCCTTGACAGATTCGAGCATGTCCAGGGCACGCGACAGCTCGGTTTTATCACCCATAGCGAGCGTGGCGGGATTATGGATCATGAGCATCGAAACCGGGCTCATCGCGACCCTGCTTGCTGCCATGGCGATCACCGAGGCCGCGCTGGCTGCGATCCCGTCAATATTCACCGTGACTTTACCGGGATAATCCAGCAGCATGTTATAGATACGAGCAGCTGCCACTACGTCACCGCCAGGCGAATTCAACCAGATAGTGACCGGCCCAGACCCCGCGTTTAACTCGGAGGCAAAAACAGCTGGAGTTATCTCATCATCTAGCCATGATTCCTCAGCAATAACCCCGTTAATACGCAAAACCCTTTCACCCCCATCACTGTCCGGGCTGGTTTCCTGTGGGGCTAGCCAGTTCCAAAAACGCTTCACATTCTCCTCCTCAATAGTTGGTTCTCTCTAGGTTCTTTAGGCACTTCATCACCAGATTCGCCTTTATCGGCTTGTTGGGAGTCGGCATAAGCCCCAGCCATAGGAAGCGGGAGCATGTTTCCATTTACCAGGTAGAGATCCCCGCCATCGGCCGTCTCGATCCGGTCAAGGTTTTCTAACTCTCGGATATCGTTGGCGCTCATCCACCCGTTTTGGCGAGCTACCGCGTATCCCTCCATACGCGACTGGTAATCCCCGCGCAGTAGGCCCTCGACATTGAACTTCACAAACAACTGCTGCTTTTCACGCGGGTTCAACAGAGTTTTCGTGATGGCTTGTTCCCAGCGGACTACCCACGGGTCAAGGGTGTATTTCACAAACTCTAAAGACTGCTGTTCAATATTGGAAAACGAGGATTTTTCCAGGTCACCGATCATGTGGGGCGGAATACGGAAAATCCGGGCGATCTCATTGAGCTGAAACTTCCGTGTTTCTAAAAATTGTGCCTGCTCCGGGCTTACCGATATCGGCGTGTATTTCATTCCCTCTTCAAGCACCGCAACTTTGTTGCCGTTACCAGGCCCACCAAAAGTCTGTTGCCAGGATTCGCGCACCCGAGAAGGATCCTTAATCGTGCCTGGATGCTCTAACACCCCGCCAGGAGCCGCACCATTAGCAAAAAATGAAGCACCGTAATCTTCGGTAGCCTGCGCGAGTCCGATAGCGTTTTTTGCCATCGCGATCGGGGAATAACCAACCAACCCATCGAAACCCAGACCCGGAACATGAAGCACATCGTTAGGGGTAAGACGGATGGTTTGGTACCCTCCTGCGGGTTCGTCCCAGCTGGTTTGGTATTCGTAATACAAAGCCTTGCTGTCCAGATCCCTGCCTACGCTCATCCGATTCGGTTGCAGCGGATACAAGCCGATGACTTCGCCCAGTCCGTTGCGCACGATCTGGGCAAACGCGTTACCCCACAACAACAAATGCGTCATCAAAGTTTCGCGGAACACGAAGCTCGTCATCTCGGGGTTAGGTTCATCATGAAGCAGGCGGTACAAACCATGATCGACTGCTTTTTCCTTGCCGCCACCGTCCGTGTAACGGTAGACGTGCAGTGGTAGCCCGGCTATCGCTTCAGCCAGGATCCTCACGCACGAATACACGGCGGTCATTTGCATCGCGCTTCGCTCGGTCACCGGACGCCCAGAGGAAGTGGGGCCGAACAAGAACGAATACGACGAGCAAATCGTATGGTTCTCGGTTTGGCGGGGTTTGGGGCGTAGCCAGTTCAGGAATCCCATGTGTCCTTCTACTTTCGATTTAGAATGTTGGGGTGGATAAGGGGTTTCGGCAGGCGTGGCAGAGTGGCGAGTTGGTATTTCCTGCGACTCCTTCGCAAATTGGCCAACGGTGGTTTCTACGTACGCCGGTGAATCCAGCGAATAGTCGAGACCTTGTGTTTATTGGGATTAACCCATCGAGTGCGACGCGATTTGCTGCTCAGAAACTGGGTGGTGATCCAACGACCGAAATGGTTCTGAAGTCTTTCCACGTCGGCGAAGATGGATCTCCGCTCAGTTGGCGATCAATGACGATCCTGAACCTGCTCCCTTTGATTGGGCAGCCTCGTGATCTGCCTTATTGGGATAGCTATTCTGGCCGCCAGAAGATTCTGGATTCCATCGACATTACCCGTCAGATACTGAGAGTGATTCTCCCGAAATGCCACTGTGTTCATCTGATGTGGGGTACCCCCAATGACAAGAATTTCCCGTGGAAAAGCACAGTGCTCAAACAACTACTACCCGAGATCGACTCGCTTATTCCTGCCAATCACCAGGTTCAGGCGTACCTATCCAAGAGCGGACATCCACTGCATCCAGGGTTCGGCGGGCTTGCCCATTGGCGAGGTAAACAACCCCACGACGCATGCCACCTGTTACAACACCAGTAACCCGCGCTGATCGTAGACCGATCCTGTTGATGTTCCTGTGCCGCAGCGGATGGCCCGGTCGAGGGCCATGATGGTGGCGACGACTCCGTCAATCTTCTCCGTAGACTTCTGCTTATCCGGCTTAATGTTTCCAGCTGGGTCGGTGCGCACGTGAATGTTATCGACCATCCAGGCCAGCACCGGGTGTCCGCCATGGGCCAGCTTGCCCTCTAAGGCAAGTTTCATCAGTTCCTTTGATGGTGGGGACATGTCTTTGAAGCCTTGCCCGAAAGGCACCACCGTGAAACCAGCATCCTCAAGGTTTTGGCTCATTTGGACCGCGCCCCACCGGTCGAAAGCGATTTCTCGGATATTAAACCGGGTGCCAAGATCCTCAATGAATTTCTCTATATACCCGTAGTGCACCACGTTGCCCTCGGTCGTCTCCAGGAATCCTTGACTGTTCCACAGGTCGTAGGGGACGTGATCGCGGGCGACCCTCAGTTTCAGGTTGTCTTCGGGTATCCAAAACCAGGGCGCGACCGTGTATTTGTCATCGTTCCCGTCGGGTGGGAATACGAGAACGAAAGCAGTGATATCGGTGGTGGATGCCAGGTCAAGTCCGCCGTAACAAACACGGCCTTCTAACTCATCCAGGTGGACTGGGCCATTGTTTTTGTTCCAGGTATTCATAGGCATCCACCGCACAGACTGTTTGACCCACTGGTTCAAACGCAATTGTCTGAAGGTGTTTTCTTCAGCCGGATTCTGGCGAGCACTATTACAAGCGTCCCTAACTTTCTGGATTGGCACCGTCACGTCCAAGGATGGGTTGGCTTTATGCCACACGGCTTCATCGGTCCAGTCATCATCTTGCGCTGCCCCATATATGACTGGATAGAAAGTGGGGTCGTGCTTTTTGCCATCGAGAATGTCTTGGGCTTTTTGGTGTTGCTCGTAACAAATCGAATGAGTGTCGGTGCCGGCGGTTGTTATCAGGAAGTACAGCGGCTGGGTGCGAGCATCCCCACTGCCTTTGGTCATCACGTCGAAGAGCGCCCGGTTGGGTTGGGTGTGTAGCTCATCGAATACCACTCCGGAAATATTGAATCCGTGTTTGGAATAGGCCTCGGCGGATAGTACCTGGTAGAAGGAATTGGTGGGGGAGTAGATGATACGTTTTTGGCTTCTAAGGATCTTTACCCGCTTGGCTAGTGGGGGACACATTCTCACCATGTCGGCTGCCACTTCGAACACGATGGATGCTTGTTGCCGATCGGCAGCACACCCATAAACTTCAGCGCGTTCCTCGCCATCGCCGCAACACAGCAAGAGTGCGACGGCGGCGGCTAGTTCAGATTTGCCTTGCTTTTTAGGGATCTCCACGTAGGCGGTAGTGAATTGGCGAAACCCGTCAGGTTTTACCACCCCGAAAAGGTCGCGAATGATTTGTTCTTGCCAATCAATCAACTTAAAAGGTTTTCCTGACCACCGGCCTTTCGTATGCTTTAAGGCTTCGATAAACGCGACCGCAAAGTCGGCTCGGCGCTTGTCATAGCGCGAACTTTCAGCCATGAACCGGGTCGGGTGATATTCAGCTAGCTCACGCATACGAATCAGTTACCTTCTATTGGTTAAAAAGTCAGTTACTACCGGCGATAGCAGGTACCCTCATACCCGGCGGGGCTAGGCTTCGGGCAGATTAGCTAACGCCCAGGCGATCGCATGTCCGGCGTCAGCGAAAAGGTGGTCTGACTTCGCGATGAGTTCGAGTTCGCATTCTCCGCGGCTCCTCGAGTTAGGCCCGAACCCGCTGACGGGTTCTTCCATCAACCGGTAGATTTGGGCGTTATTGCCAAAGCCTTCAGTCTTGGTCCAGGTAGCAAAACTTGCTAGCGTGTAGTTCCCGTAGGCAAGAACCGTCCCGTAGGAATCAACGCGCATCTGGAGGGTTTCGCTGGTGACCTTTGTGCTGTTCATGGCTGGTGCCTTTCTGTTGTGTACCGTTTCGGTATGTATATACAGCCATAGACCCGCCTATTTATCCAGTCATTTTCCGCCTATTTTCAAGAAAACTTAGAGATGTACATCTCTAGGTCATAACGCTTCACGATAAAGGAAAACCCCACGCCAGGTGGGATTTTCCTGTGTGTTTAGTTTTAACGGGTCAGGTGGTAGTTGACAACGTTTACTGGTGTAGCATGCTCAAGTTCACGCACCATCGCTGCTGCCCGCCCGTATCCCTCGGTGACTTGTTCGATGTTGTCTAGGTTCAACGCTCCGTAGGCGGTGGTTTGCACCCGCCATTGATCGGTTTCAAAGTCTCGGTCAAGCTCCGGGGTGTAGGGGAACAGCGGGGAAGGAACAATAGAAATCGCGACCCGGCCAGGTTCAATCTCAATGCTGGTGATGGTGTATCCCAACCGGTTAGCACGTCCGATAAGGCGTTCGGTGTTTTCTTCCTCGACGCTGCATTCAGCTTCTTTGGTGTTCATGGCTGTTTCCTTATGTGTTGTGTACCGTTTCGGTATGTATATACAGCCATAGACTTGCCTACTTATCCAGTCATTTTGCCGCCTATTTTGCCTAATAAATAGTGGTTTACATCTCTTGGTTAGTGTTTACTTGTGGCGGGGTTTTCCACGCAGAATCACCGCTTAATGGTGCAAGTAAAATCTTGCGTACTTCCTTATGTTCTTTACCAGAAAGTCCGATGCGGTAAAGCAGGGAGCGCAGTTCATACTTCTCATTCACCACCTTGTAACTCGCGGCGCGGTGGGTGGTGAGCCCGATGCGTTTCGCATATGCGACCATTTTGCTTAGGAACTCGGTGTATGCCGTGATCTTCTCGAACTCTGGCAGCTCAACCCACCAAGGAAAACTCAGCCCCTCGCTACTGGTGGTGATGCTAAGCTGGCTCGCGCCGAGCGCTTTAGCGATCAAGTCTTTCTTGGCAGCGATAAGTTCATGCAGCCTTGCCAGCTCAGTCTCATCAAGCGTGGCGGGCAGGGTGACTAAGAGCCCGTAGTTTTCAGCCTTTTTGGTGTTCACCATTGCTCATCCTCCTCACCATCAAATTCGATGCTTTGAACGTCCATCCATGTGCGGATGAGGCGCAGGTAGTTGTCTGGAAAGTTGGAGACGATCATTTCTACGTGCTCATAGCCGTGGTCTTTGGCCGCATTCCACACCGCACCAATATCGGTGAGGTCGACTCCGAGGTTTTCGATTTCTTCTAGATCGACATATAGCTGTCCCATCATCACCAAACCCTCTCTTTCTTGCTGGTTGTTTGGTCATGTACATACAGCCATAGGAGCGCGTACTTATCCAGTAATTTTTGCCTTAAAATCAAGGAGTTTTAGTGGCCTCAGTGACTATCTGGGAAAGCACGAGTTTGGCGCACGGCAAAGCTATCCCGTTTCCCCACAGCTTGTAGAGTGCCCGGTCGGACGCTGGATTAGCCAGCCATTTGCGTACTTGGTTGCGGGTTTTAGGTTTTTTCAATCCTCCCGCCTTGCCCCAGCTGGCCCAGACCTGCCACCAATAATCCAGCACGTCTTCGCTCGGGTTCTCGATGGCGAGTCCGTCTGTCCAAGTATCAGGGAATCCTTGTAGGCGGGCGCACTCGGTTGGGGTTAAGCGTCTCACGCGGTATTCGGGCATGCCAGGGTCAGTGACCAGGGGCGGCTCAGTTGAGTCCGAAGCCAACAGAGCGCCAGCAATATTGACGTTGCCTCGGCAGAAGAAGTCTGCCTTCGAGGCACTCACAACGTCGGGTTCGACGATGGCGATGCCGCCTTGGTTGCAGGTCGGAGAAACACCAGACGTATCGAGCGTCTTTGATACCTCGGTGGGATAACCGTACCTGCCTACTGCTGCGCCGCGTCCCTCATGCAACGCATTGAAACCGTAGGCGGTAGCGATGATGGGAGTATTGCCTCCGTCAGTGCCGTAACGAGCGGTCACGGTTGGTGCTATCTGGCATGGTCCGCCCACCCTGGCATCATGAGGATGATGGTCAAACAGTAGCGGCTCAATAATACTCTGGTCGTTACTGCATCCGAGCGTGCCCGAAAGGTTTGTTTGCACGAGCGGGCCTTTACCGCCGCCTGGTTTACCTGCCCGCATCCGCAAGGCGAACACATCTAAAGATTTGCTTGCCTCGTGAGTGCCTGCTCGAGGATTGGTGGGAGGGTTTTGCCTTTCACTGCAGCCCGGCGCAAGATCCCGGAACACGCGTTGGGGCTCAAAGAGTATTTGTCCGGCACGCCCGCTTGCAAAATCGCAGATAAGGTAGATTCTTTTGCGTCGTTGGGGTACTCCGAAAAATTGCGCGTCCAATACTCGCCACGCAATACTCCATTGGTCTGCCACGATCGCTCCAGCTTTATGCCACTTTTGTACTCGAGGTAGGTCAGCCGCTGCCGTTTCGTCGACAACCGAGATGAGGTTTTGCAGGACGCTGTGGAAGTCTGCCCCTTTATTGCTTGAGAAGGCTCCGGGCACGTTTTCCCAAACAGCGAATCTTGGATATAGACCATGACTTGCCTTTCTCATTTCTCTGATGACTCTGACGGCTTGGTGAAACAAACCCGAACGCTCGCCAGCTAAACCTGCCCTTTTACCTGCTACCGACAGGTCTTGGCAAGGAGAACCAAACGTGACCACATCCACCGGCTCTAGCTGACTGCCGTCAATATCGCAGATGTCGCCTAGGTGTTGCATTTGCGGAAGGCGCGTGGTGGTGACCAGGATCGGGAAAGGCTCAATCTCGCTCGCCCACACAGGTTCGATACCAACCTTGGTGGCGGCGAGCGGGAAACCACCCGAGCCATCAAAAAGCGAGCCAAGCCTTAAAGTTTGTCTCACGAGTTAGCCTTTCTGCTTGGGACGGTCGACCTCTTTGACTAGATCCAGGTAGGCGTACTGTTTGCCGCTTCGCTCACACGTGATCCCAGCTGCGTCTCCGGTTGCTTCGGCATAGCGGCGCAGAATCACGGAAGCGTATTTCTCATCCAGCTCCATGCAATAGCAAGTGCGGTCTGTGGCTTGTGCAGCCATTAGCGTGGAACCAGAGCCAGCAAACGTATCGAGTACTATCGCGTTGGTTTGGGTGGAGTTACGAATCGGATAAGCCAACAGGTCTAGTGGCTTGGAAGTGGGGTGATCGGAATTCTTCCTCGGCTTGGCGAAATTCCACACCGTGGTTTGTTTGCGATTCGCATACCAAGCGTGAGAGCCGTCTTTCTTCCACCCATACAGCACCGGTTCGTGCTGCCACTGATATGGGGAACGACCAAGCACTAGGGAGTCTTTGACCCAAATACAACAGCCCGATAGATAGAAGCCAGCATCAAGAAACGCTTTACGGAAGTTGAGGCCTTCGGTGTCGGCGTGGAAAATATAGGCTGACCCGCCCTTAGCTAGGGATGCCGCCATGTTGGTGAATGCAGCTAGTAGGAACTGGTAGAAGGTGTCTGTGTCTTGTTTGTCGCCTGCGATTTTCAGGCCGCTGTTCGATTTGAAGTCCACGTTGTAAGGCGGGTCTGTGACCACCAGATTAGCCTGTTTGCCATCCATCAAGGTTTCGACATCGGCCGGGTTCGTGGCGTCCGCGCACATCAGGCGATGCCTACCAATCCTCCAGATATCGCCTTTTTCGACGAAAGCTGCTGCTTCAAGGGCGGCGTTCAGGTCGAAGTTATCGTCTTCGATACTGTCGCTATCAAGAGAACCTATTAACTGTTGTATTTCGGATTCGTCGAAACCGGTGAGTTCAACGTCGAAATCGGAAGCATCCAGGTCGGCTATAAGTAGGGCGAGTTTGGAATCATCCCAATCGCCACTGATCTTGTTTAGAGCAACATTTAAGGCTTTTTCGCGGGTTTCGTCGAGTTCGACGACCACGCAGTCCACGGTTTTATAGCCCAGATCAGCCAGTACTTTCAGACGCTGATGCCCACCCACAACATTTCCGGTAGTTTTGTTCCAGATGACTGGCTCCACATATCCAAACTCGCTTAGCGAGCGTTTTAGTTTGTCGTAGTCCGCGTCCCCAGGTTGCAGGTCTTTGCGGGGGTTGTAGTCAGCTGGGGTGAGATCACTTATAGCTATTTGCTCGATGCGCATGCTTTTTCACCGCCTTAACAAGCTCACGGCTAGTAGTCCAGGTGTCTTCCCACTTGCGTGTGCAATCCCCGAAATGCCCATACGTCGAATAGCGCACATAGCCGGGTGCTCGCAGCCCAAACTGGTCGATGATTGCTGCTGGCCGAAGATTGAACACATCTCGAGCCGCAGCCGTGAGAATCTGGTCGGTGTATTGGCCGGTGCCGAGCGTGTCCACACTGAAAGCAACCGGGTCGGCTTTGCCAATCGCGTAACTAATCGCCACCTGGCACCGGGATGCAAGATCCGCATCCACCACGGTTTTCGCGATCAGCCGCGCCATATAAGCACCCGACCGGTCAACCTTAGAAGCATCTTTACCACAGAAAGCTCCACCACCATGAGAAGCCAGCCCGCCATAGGTATCAACCATAAGTTTTCGACCGGTGAGTCCAGTGTCAGCTTTAGGACCACCCTCCACGAACCGCCCAGAAGGATTCACCAAAATAGTCGTGTTCTCATCGACAGGAAGATACGAAGAGCAAGCTGGACCAACAATCAGCGAAGTTATTTCACGGCGCAACACCTCGAAATCCTTGGATTTATCGTGCTGGACGGAAACCACCACCGTCTCTACGGCTTGCGGTTTTCCTGCGTCGTTGTAGCGCACCGAAACTTGTGCTTTACCATCTGAGAAGATCCCAGTGATGGTTCCTTGCTTGCGCGCGGCATCTAGCCGCTTACAAATCTCGTGGGCTAAAACAAGAGGCAATGGTAAGCGCTGTGGTGTATCAGTGCAGGCATAGCCGTAGACCGTGCCTTGATCACCAGCACCCTGAAGACAATAAGCGGACTCATCGCCATGGCGAGCCTCTAAAGATGTGCTCACCCCGTCGTTAATATCGTTAGATTGACGCCTCACCCACACGTATACCAAAAATCTCCACGGCTTATAGCCAGCTGCAGTCAGGGCTGTGCGTACGCAATCACGCAAGTCCACACGAGCATTAGTGCTGATTTCACCAGTGACAATAATGCGTCGCCCAGTAGCCATGACCTCTACCGCGACGCGGGCGTTGGGATCGGCGTAGAGAATTTCGTCGAGAATCTGATCAGCAATTAAATCGCACAGTTTATCGGGGTGACCGATACACACTGCTTCAGCGCTTAGAACCTTAGTCATAGGAATGCCCTTTCAGTAGAAAAATCAAAAGAAACAAAAACTCCCCACCATGTCAGCCAAGAGTGGGGAGCGAAGAAAACGAGGAAAACCCGAGTCATGTGTGATACTGGGATTCGTGCAAGACGAAACGAGTAAACCTAATCAGCCAGAACCTTCCGGCGGCAATGGTAAAGCCGTGGCTTACGGAATGATTGCCGGGATAATGACCGCCATAATCTTTCGGTTCATTATGGACGATAATGCCTTAGCGATAACTATTGGCACAGGAGTCGGAATCGCGCTAGGGGCAGGCTTGACCGCAACAAAACGCCCCAAATAAGCTCAAAAACACTAGGACGCATCTACGAGCGTGCTTTCAACAGCTGCTCCATAACCTCATCACCCGGGGCCGCACCCGAATAGTCAGTGGTGCAGTTCGCCCGCACAATCTCAAAAATCTCATACCAGTACACGTTTGCTTGCTTACCAAAAGATTGGCTCATCGCAACGAACGGGGAAGCGATAGCAGCCCCAGTGGTCGGGTGCTTGCCGAGCAAACCGAACTTGGAGATCGCCTGCTCACACTGCACATAGCGGGCAAATGCCTGGGCGTAGGCCTCAATCAGACGCTTAGAAACAAACCTCGTGCAGCCACGCTCGTCAAGCCAGCGCCATGTCTCTCGGTAGACAATGTCCGCGCCCAGCGGTTTGCCATCGCGTTGAACCTCCGACAGATACTCGGCAGGCTCGGGCATCACCTCACCAGCAAGTACCGCGCCCGCGCCAACATCTGCGCCCTCGAAATCGAAAGGCGTCGCTAGCGGATCTTCCAGGCGAGTAGCAGGCAGACCCTTAGCGAGTTTCTCGTTGAGTGGGTCGGGTTTCGCGCCAGCCCTCACGCGGCGCCCACCGCGATTGGTTCCGTCTTTTGCCATGAAATCTCGCCTCCTTCCAGGCAGTTAGCCCGGTGATGGAGGGCTTGCGGGTTAATACCCTGTTTGAATCGGTCTTTTTGCGTACGGTTGGCCCCGCCCGCTGACCTTTGTCAAGGCTGTAGAGATTCGAGGCCCCCAACCCCTAACCAGACATCCCAAACGTTTCGCAGCAACTTGATAAAATCAAACCATGGATTATGAAAATTTTGAAATGCCGATTCCCGTGGATTTCCACCTAGAGAATGCGGAGCAAATACATGCGGAATTTCCCGATACTTTTTGGATCCCAGATCGCTACACTCGAGAAAATTTACAAGTAGGTGACTTCGTCAAGCTAATCTTCTTGCTGGATACCCCAGAGGGAGATGAACCTGGTGCAGAGCGTATGTGGGTACGCATTACAGATGTGCAAGGTGAAAGCTATGTTGGAGAGCTCGACAATACTCCTGGCTTCTTAGAAGGGGCTGAAGCCGGGAACTTCATCGAATTCGGACCAGAGCATGTCATCGATATCTATGACGAAGACTCATAGAGATAAACCCGTAAGCCTTGCCTCCATCTGTCACCGTCTAACGCGCTCTGCCTGGAGTGGCAGGGTTTGCACAAGCTGCGTAGGTTGTTGAAGTCGTGGCTGCCGCCGTGTTCGAGGGGCAGGATATGGTGGACCTCTTGCACCGGTGTCGTCTTGCCTTGCGCTAGGCAGTCCTCGCAAAGCGGATTCTGGGTGATGTAGGTGGCGCGGATGCGGCGCCAGCGCGCACCATAACGCTTGTTGATCTTCGGATCGCGTTGGTAGCGGCGATAGCGCTTGTCCTCAGCCTTAGCGTGTTGGGAACAGAATCGTTCGTGGGTTAGCTCGGGGCAGCCGGGTGCCGAGCAGGGCCGGGCTGGTTTGCTTGGCATTGCACCCACTGTCCTTTCTGCCTGGGTAAGCGAAACCCTCCGGTCAGCAGTTCAGTGCTGTTTGTTCCGGAGGGTTTCGTTTTCTTTATTTTTATCCACTTACAGTATTTCAGGCTTTAACCGCGTTTTCCATAGCAGGGTTCGGATACTCGCTAACGCATGGGTGCAAGCTAGTGCCTGCCATACAAAGCTACTGCGAGGCGGTCGAGGGCCCGGTTCTTTCGCCGGTAGACGCTGTCACGCTGGATGTAGAAGTGGTCACCGATCATTTGGACTCGTTCGTCTTGGTTGCCTTCACCCAAGAAGAAGTTTTCCAACACGAACCTGTCGTCTTCAGCTAAAGATCCCCAGGCTGGTAGGAACCAGTCGAGGTAGTCTTGGGCTTCTTGTTTTCGGGCGGCCAGCAGGTCGATCTTGTCGAGGGTTGCGGCGATGCGGCGTTCACCTGCATGTGGATCTTTCGCGTGCGGCAGGCCAGTTAGCTTTACGCTCGAAGGGCTGGTCAGGTCGGCTCTTAGTTGGTTGGCCTCAGCGCTGGTGTCTTGACCAGCTGCTTGTTCCATCAGCGGATAATCCTCTAGTGCGCAGATCGCGGCTTTGCGGGTATCAAGGTATTTCGTCATCACATGCATGACGGCTCCTTCCTGTTAGTGGTTGTTAGTTGGGTTTTGACCGCTTCAATCAGTGCGGCCTGCGTAACGTTCTTAGCTTCGAGTGCTTTAAGTACTGCTTCGTCGAGAGTGCCTTCAGCCGCCAGGTGGGTGATCGTGACTGGCTCGGTTTGTCCTTGCCGGTAAAGCCTTGCGTTGGTTTGCTGATATAACTCCAGGCTCCAGGTCAGCGAGAACCAGATGAGCAAGTGCCCGCCTGCCTGGAGGTTGAGGCCGTGGCCTGCGGAGGCTGGATGGATTAGTCCGAGAGGTATCTCGCCCGTGTTCCACGCTGTAATATCCTCGGCAGTCTTTAGGACTCGGGCTTGTGGAAAGCGCTCGATGATGCGTTCCAGGTCGTGTTTGTACCAGTAGGCAACGAGGAGGTTCTGCCCGTTGGCGGCCTCGAGGAGATCCTCGAGAGCATCTAGTTTTGCGCTATGAACAGCAATTGCCTGGCTTTGCTCGTTGTAGATGGCTCCGGAGGCCAGCTGCAAGAGTTTGCCGGAAAGCGCGGCTGCGTTCGCTGCATCCACGGTTTGTCCATCTAGCTCGATGACAAGGTCTTGCTTGAGTCGCTCATATACCGCCCGCTCCTTGCTAGCGAGTTTCACTTGCTTGGTTGTTACCGTCAGCTCCGGCAGCTTCAGGTGGTCGGTAGTTTTCATGGACAAGGTGATGTCCGAAATTGCCTCATAGATCTCGTCCTCAGCACCAGCGCGCGGCTTATATGTAAACACCTGCATTCCATTGCGTTTATCGGGGACGAACCAGCGATCCCGAAACCTAGTGATATAGCGTCCCAGTCTGGTGCCGCCATCTAGCAGCCGGAACTGCGCCCATAAATCCATCAGCCCGTTGGAGGCGGGTGTCCCGGTCAGCCCAACCCAGCGGGACACATAGGGCCGCGTTTTCACCAACGCCGTGAAACGCTTGGCCCGGTGATTCTTAAAACTGGAGAGTTCGTCAATGACGACCATGTCGAACGGCCAGGATGTACCGTAGTGGGCGACCAGCCACGGGATATTTTCTCGGTTGATCAAAGTCACCATCGAGTTCTTCGCCAGGGCGTCGAGGCGCTCGGCTTTGCTGCCAACGGCTACCGCCAGCGACAGGCCCTCAAGGTGATCCCACTTGACTGCTTCGGCTGGCCAAGTATCACGGGCTACGCGAAGTGGCGCGATGATGAGGACTCGGGTCACAAGGAAGTAGTCGAGGACGAGCTGCCAGATCGCGGTGAGCGCGATGACGCTCTTGCCTAGGCCCATTCCCAGGAATATTGCGGCCTGGTCATGGCGGGTAATGAAGTCGGTTGCTAGGCGTTGGTAGTTATGCGGCTTGTAACGCATCACTCACCTCCGCAATATCACCTGGGCTGTCTACCACAAAGACTTGGAAGCCTTGATCACGCAGTTGAGCCATCCGACGGTTCTGGATTGGCCTAGGTTTGGCTCCTGGTGCTTTTACTTCGACGAAAACAACTCGTCCGGCTTTGAGGCAGATACGATCCGGTACACCAGCTGTTCCTGGGGATACGAGTTTCCAGCAGATCCCGCCCAGGTTTTCAATGGCGGTTTTGAGGGCTTGTTCTAGGTATTTTTCTCTCATTGGTCTTCACCTCTTGTGGTTGGAGGTGCAGACCGGTGCAGGGTCAATCCATACTTTCCCTATAGCTATTTTTATTAAAATTTTTCCCTATAGAGAAAGTTGCTATACGGTCTGCACCGGTCTGCACCCTCGGCTGGTTTTAGGCACAGAATTCGCTTTTGATGGCTAGTCCGAAGACGCGGATCCCGGTTTTGGTTTTCTTACGCACGTAGCCGGCTTGTTCGGTGGCGGCGTTGAAGTCGATCATGGGTCGAGCCCACCCGCTGGTGGCTTGCGCCCACGCCCGATATGTCTGGTAGAGGTCACCTGCCCGTTCAGATAGGCCCTCGCGGGTTTCGCATTGGTCTTCGAGGAATTGGGAAAACCAGTCATTATCGTCGCGGTAAGCGTTCGATGCTTCGATGACTTGGCGGGGTGGGTCCAGGTGGTAGTCATCGGCGTGGATCGCTCGCGCGCCTTCCATCACCCACGCCAGCACGGCACCACCGGCATGCTCGTAGAGATAGTCGGCATAGTTTTTGATATCTGCGTTTCCTTCGATTTTTGCTTCGAAAGGGATCACGATCAGGCGCCGCCAAATACCTGTATCCATCGCCCCAACCCTGGGCAGGTGATTTGTATACAACACCAGAGTGTGGGAGGGCGTGAATGCGAACGGGTCCTTATATTTCTTTTCCGCCGTGATCTGGTCGGTAGAAGCGAGCTGTTTGACGTTCGAGGTTGAAAGGCGCATGCCTTCTTCTGTTTCGGCTGCGATCAGTAGGCGTTTGCCTCTGGCTTCGGCTAGTTCGGGTTTAACGTTGCGGCGCACCCCAACGGTGAGCGCATCGGCGGATATGGTGCCCGCGTAGGTGCCGAGCACGCGGGCTATGGTATTCCAGAACGTGGATTTGCCGTTACGGCCATCCCCGTAAGCGATCACGAGGGCCTCAACCATCACCCGCCCGATCACCGCCAGGCCACAAATACGCTGCACGTACCCGATCAGTTCTGGGTTGGCCTGGAAAAATACATCCAGCGCCTCCAACCAGATCCGGGCACCTTCCTGGGTTGGGGCGAGTGTGGTTTGCTTTGTCAGCAAATCAGCTGGATCGTGGTTTTTTCTCGCGCCTGTTCTTAGGTCGTAGCTGCCATCGGGGGTGTTGAGCAGGTACGCATCCTCATCCAGCTCGCTAACCGCAACCTGCAATATAGGTGCTGCTTCTTTCAATGTGGCACTAATGTTTTTCGACGTTCGCCTAGTAGTCACGAAATTTCGGTAGGCCTGTGCAGCCTCCAACTGATCCAGGGCATCAACCTGGCCTGCCTCTAATTGGGCTAGGCCTTTCTTTTTCGATGTTGCCTCAGCCATAACCTCTTCGGCACCGCTATCGCTCATCTGCTGGCCGGCATTAGATAGTAGGGTTTTGGCTTCTTCGAGCTGGCGGGTTGTTAGCTCTTGGGCCACACCGCGAGCGGTGAGCTCGTTTTCTTCCCAGAAACTACCATTGTAGACCAGCCATTTCGTTGACGGCGAGTACCGGATTTTATTCGCGTACTCGGCCGCAAGCAGGTCCGCTTGGCCGACATCGGAAAAATCTCCAGGCCGCAAACCCGACAACACCCGATACACCTCCGGCGACACATAATCCGGCTGGGCAGCAACCTTGGCAGCGAACTTACAAGCACTATCCCAAATCAGGGCAAGCTCACCGGCTGGTAGCGGGGGATCGCAAAGGGCTGCTTTACGGTCGAACAACTCTCGGGCCTGGGTGGTGTTTCCGTAGCGGATCAACACCCGACCCGCGAAACGTGAAAGTGTGGCGTTGCGGGAGCCCTCACCGATTGCCTGGGTGGAGGCATCGAAGACTGCGAACATATCCTGCTCATCCGACGACGCAAGCCACTCATCCAACAACTGCACACCTTCGAATACGGCGACCTCTGGAGCCGGATTTCCGTAGATGAACCGGCCAGCATCCAAAGCATTCGCATCGAAAAAGCTGAAGCGTGCAGCCAAATGCTTCTTGAGCCCCGCGTACTCGCTAGCATCGCTGATCTGGGTTATCGGGTAGTAGACGTGGAAACGCGGCCGTGCAGACTCCCTACCTTTGATTTTCATGTGGTTACGGCTTGTGGCGGTCATGAACGCCACACCCGCCATCAGCTCAGACAACGAATCGGGCGTGATCCATTCTTCGGGGTTTTCGGTGTGGTCGTTGTCGATATCCATCACCACACAATCTGAAACCAGGAAATTCTCGTTCGAGCGATGATTGTTCTTATAGGTGGCTGCTACATGATCGAACGCAGCGGATGTTACCAAATCCTTGTTGCTGGTGATCTTGCGGCGGTTTGGGTAGAGGCTGTTTGTTTGCTGGCCAATAACGTCGGCGGTGTGAAGCGTGAAGGTGCGCATCAGTAGGTAACCTCCTGGAAATCAGCGTTGAAATAGCGGATTGGTAGTTCTAGTTCGCGGGCCCACTCGATCTCCGCACGCATACCCCTACTGACTTGGCCGGTGTAGACCCACACCTCATCGCAGCGAGAAAGCAGCACCTTGTTGAAGCACATCGCCAGTTCGCGCTCATCAAGGTCGTGATCATTCATGAACTGCGAAAAAAGTAAATGCGGTGCGAGTGGTATCTGGCCGGCAGAGATCGCGAAGCCACAAAACTGGCGCGCTAAAGCCGTATTCGCTTGTACATCGCCTGAATAGGGTGAGCAGATATATGTCAGCGGGCGTGCCATATTCTCGGTCTGCTGCAGTTGCTTTAAAACCTTGTAGCTGGTGGGGTCGGCATAGCCGCGAGCGTTTCTGCGCGACAGACCTAGTACATGATCTGTAGTTGCTGACATTTCTAATCCTCCGTGTCTTCGCGTTCGATGACCGGCAGGATCCCGCAGTGGTTCTTGAGTAAGTCGTAGATGAACAGGCGCCCGGTCTGGGTCCAGTACATGTGTGTGCGGGTCTTGCCCGGCGCATATTCATGCGTCTTGGATTGGGCATAGCCACGCTGGGCGTAGCCTGCATAGAGGAACCAGCGGCCTGAGCGGTGGAACTGGATCTTTTCATCCCGGAGGATTTGGTTGAGGCGTTTGGCTGATAGGCCGTAGTCTTTCGCGATCTCCGTAGTGCTCAATAGTGAGTCGGATTGCAGCACAATGTCGTAGTAGGAGATCTTCGGTGTTGCCTCGGCTAGCCGCTGTTCGGCGATTAAGCGTTTGGTGCGCTCAGCACGCAAATGCGCCAGTGCCTGCTCCAAGAACTCATCATCATCTAACAGCTGGTCAATGGCGTAAACCCCGTGGCGGCGAATGGTAGGTAGTACCTCATCGAACACCCACTTCTCAAACTGCTGGGCAGCTGGCAGTTTCGAGGAAACGATAAGCCTGTAGACGTCACCTTCGGTGATGAATACGGCTTCTTGCCTGCGTCCGAGGGCGTCGATGATGGGGTAACGTTTTGGACCCCCATCTTGGCGAGTGTGATCTCGCACTGCTTTACCAGGATTCTCATACCCCAGTGCCGCTGCGATATCGCGTCCGCAGAACAGGATTCGTTCTTCCTCTTGGATAGTGCGGATTTGGCCGAACTGCTCGTTAGTGAATACCTGTAGTTGGTTACCCATGGGGCTTCCTTCCTGAGAGCCCCAGGTAGAGGAAAAGTGGTGCGCCGGCGGCGCAGTAGAGTAAGGGCTCCTACACGACTGCCGACGAACCCAAAAGTGTTAAATTCTGTCAGCTTCGCTGGTAGCCCAAAGGAACGGTCTTTCAGCGGCTAGGCGCCCGCAGGGTTCGTGTGGTACGCTGATATCAATCGTTCAGCCCGCTGTGACTTTTGGTCGCAGACGGGCTGGATTTCTTTTTGCTAAAGGAGGCTGCAGGTGAGCGCTCTGAAACCGGCAACGAGCATTGAGGGTTAAACGACAAAATGTGTGTTTTTGTTGGCGTGTCGGGATTAGAGTTGGCCTTTTCGGATGCCGAGTGAGTGGTTGTAGGCGGTGTCGATAG